ATCCGTCGTGGCGGTTCGATACCTTCGACTTGCTGGTTTCCTTGACCTGCTTGCAGGCAAATTCCAGGGCGATGTTTACGTTTTCTTCGAGCTCGCGCTCTGATTCGAGGCGACAATCAAATTCTAATTGTTCCATGGTTTATTCTCCTTTCGCTCTTTTGAGTGCTTTGTTGGTTGATTTGCGTCTGGCGATGTCGGTCATCTCGTAGCTGCTTACGACCTCATCCAGCTCCGGCGGCAGCTCTCCGTCGTTTTCTTCGGCGATTTCTTTCATCGCACTCTGCAGGGATCCTGCATTGACGGTTTCTTTGATGAGCTCGCCGAGGCCCTGTTCTCTGAGTACCTCGAAGAAGTCCAGGCCGCGTTCCTGCAGGTAGGCTTCTCCACGCTTGGAGTATTTGACCTTATCCTGGAGGCTGTAGATGTAGTCGCCGTATCCCTGGGACGGGATATCTTCGTCGATCATCATTTCTGCGATCTCTGCCTTCAGCTTATCGATGGCTGCATTGTTGTCCTCGGTGTCTTTGGCCAGCTGATCCTTCTTGTCGAGAAGTTCCTCGTACTGGCCGAGCATTTCAGTGAGTTTCATGGTTGGTTCCTCCTACTTTCTATTTTGAGTCCGCACTCTGTGCAGGCTGCTTGCATTTTCTTCTGCCGGAGCTCCTGTCTTGACATTGGTCTCCAGCATTCCTGTCCGCAGATCGGACATTTTACCGGGCTCCATTCCGGATGCCCTTTTGGGATGTTTTTCTTCATCGGCATCAGCAGGATGCCTCCGGTTTCGTTTTGGCCTCGCGGCCAGATCTTAACTTCTGCCATTATTCTCTTGCCTCCTTCTCCTGCTTCTCGTATTCGTCCATGGTTGGACGTGGGCCGTCCAGGTCGTCCCATTCATACAGTGCTTTATTCTCATCCTGCCAGTTTGCTCGATAGCAATTTCTGCAGGTGCACTTTCCCGATAACCACCGCATCTCTCCCCAGTATTCTGGTCGACCGCACTGCTTGCAGATCACGATTTTATCCATGTTGATCACTCCAGTTCATCAATGAGATTTCTTATTTCCATTCGCGCTTCGTCCCGGATGTCTTCCGCGTATACGTCGTACCAGCGATTGAATTTATCTTTCAAAGTCATAACGTTGGCGCATGGGATTTCTGTAAGCGCTTTGATACGCTTGTCTTTTTCTTTCTTGAGCAGCTTCGCCACGCCTGCTGGAACGACTACTGGATTCCCTCCGTATGCCTTAACTTTTCTTATATCCTCCTGCGAATCTACCGGCACAGAGTATGGCTGCGGGTTTTGTGTATCGAATGATTCTATCAGCATTTCCTGAACTTTTTTCACGTCGTCGCTGTAGGCGTTGAACTCGAAATGGTACACGTCGTCGGCTCTTTCCTCGACCATCCTCCGCACTTTTTCCATCGGAACGTCTCCTTTTACCATTGCCTCTGCAATCATGAGCGATGTTGTGTCTTCAACATTCCATGTGTCGCAGGTTTTTCTATCGCGCTCCAGGCGTATGTATTTTGGCTTAAAATTGTAACCGTATTTCAGATCGCTATTGCAGTCCACAAATAAGCCGTTGACGTACACTTCTCCGGCATATGCTTCGTCCAAGATGATTTCTCCATACTTCGTTTCCGCTTTGCTGTAGTCGCAATCGTCCAAGTGGAGCCATACCTTGTATAAATCATTAAATTCTCCCTGCGTGACATTGCCTACTTCGATACATAGGCCGTGGTCATCTGTTTTTCGTTTGCTGACGTAAAAGCAGAGAATTTTTTCCAGCCATTTCTCTGAATTTTTGAATCGGGATTCCCAGACCTCATTTTTTTCATTGTTGTAAATCGTGAAGGTCTTCCCTAGTCTATTCAGAACCAATGCTGCGATCTTGTAGCCTTCTCCGAACTGTCCGACCGTGTCCTCGTTATTCGCCTTGCTGCTTCTTCCTAAAAGCAAGGTATTTATTTTAAGAACAGACTTCCGGTTCTTGAGTCGGAGCACTTTTTCCTTTTGGCTGTAGTCGATCTGGAATTCGTTATCTGGATCCAACACCTCCTGATCAGTGCCGTTCTGTATCAACTCCCTGAGAGCATCATTAAAATTCCAATCTGATACATAGTTTGGTGTCAGCGTTAATTCGTAGCTGTTTATCGTTGTCTCATCTTTCATTTAGTTTTCCTCCTTCTCCTGAACGCTGCAGGTTTTCGATGCATCGGCAGACCGTGCATCTTGCGCCAGTTATTGGTCAGGTGGCTCAATGGCTCCGGCTTCAATGCTTCCGCGAATCTCCGGAGCGCATATGTGGCTGCTGCTGCACTGAATCCAGCCTGCGCCAGTGATGTGCGCGCTTCCAGCAAAGGATCCGGTTCCGGAGGTTCTGGCTCGAAGCTCTTTTCGTATTCTCTTAGCTGCTCTGCCTTAGCGTCCAGCGCTGCTGCTATGCCAGTTGACAGTTTCTTATCGGCAGCCTGGGCCAGTCTGAATGCCTGAGCGACCTTGTGAGCGATTTTCTTTAATATCATCATGTTGCCTCCTATTCAAAGTACGCACGCCAGTCATCCACGACTGTCTTAGCCATATCTTCTTTTCTGGCCAGTGCCTTGCCGATCATCTCATCCACGGTTCCTTCGGTCTCCAGGTCGATGTATGTGCAGGTGTTCCTCTGGCCGATTCGGTGGATCCTGGAGAGGCTCTGTTCGTATGTGGCGTAGTTGAAGTTCTTTGAATAGTAGACGCATGTATCTGCAGCTGTCAGGGTTACTCCGACGCCGAGGGTGTCGATCTGGCCGACGATGATCACGGTGTCTGGATCTTCCTGAAACTGTTTGATGATCGGTCCGCGGTCTTCTTTCTTAATTGCTCCATAGATGGCCACCTGCTTCTTTCCTGTCTTCTGGAAGGTCTTATCTATCATTTTCATGATGGCGGTTACTTCCGGGATAAACCTTGCGAAGATTACCAGCTTCTTTCCTGCGCCTAGTACGTAGTCCTCGATGATATCCTGGAGCGCATCCAGCTTCGCTGTGTTGACGAGCTCCGGCTTGTCGCTGTCGTCTGTGACCAGGAATCCTCCGGCCAGCTGCTGCAGTCTCAGGAGCCTTGTCAGTACGGTTGTGGCCGTGATCTTGTCTCCGTTGGATAATTCTGCATAGCTGCTTCGCTTGATCTGGTTGTATAGGTCTTTTTCCTTTTTGCCGAGCTGGACCTTCCTCTTGATGAACGTCTGCTCCGGCAGGTCGATTGCTTCTTCCTTCGTAATTCTGAATGCGATCGAGTGCTCTTTTCGGATCAGACCGTCCAGGTCCTTGTATCCGACGATCTGCTTTCGGTTGAAGCCTCCCATGATCGCGTACCGGTTTCTGAATTGGTAGAAGTTCCGGCCGAAGATCGAAGCGTCCAGGAACCGGTACTGACTCCAGATGTCGATTGCATCATTCTGTACCGGTGTTCCGGAGAGGATGAGCTTGTACCTCGCCTGGTCTCCTAGCTTATGTATTGCTTTGCTCTGCTCTGCGTCGTGTGTCTTGATTCGCTGGCTCTCATCGCATATAATCAGGTCAGCGTCGTATTCCTGGAGCTTTTCAAACAGTCCATCTCTCCAGGTTGATTCGTAGTTGATCACGGCGACCTTGAGCGCTTTGAACGGGAACGCCTGCAGGTCTTCAATCATTCGGATCCTTTGTTGCTTCGTTCCCAGGAGCGCTTTGCAGGTCACTTTGAAGTCTGCGACCTCTGCGATCTCTTTTGGCCAGACCGACACGACGGACGTTGGTGCGATTACCAAGACTCTCTGGATCGCACCTTTTTGGTATGCGGCTCCTGCGATAGCGATTGCTGTCCTGGTCTTGCCGCATCCCATTTCAAATAAAAGACCGAAGCCCTTATTTGTGTTGGCTGCCATTTACTTTCCTCCTTCACTTATTTGCTACCGGCTCCAGCTCCTGGAACTCGGCGCCATCCATCAGCTCTCTGTCTTTCAGGATGTCTTTTCCGCTTATGCTTCTGATTCCCTGGTATTCGTAGTCCTCATTCTGCCCGCGGTTGTATCGTTTGTTATATTCCGGATTCTGCAGCCGCTCGTATTTTCCGCGCGTGGCCAGCGCTGTCCGGTTCAGCTTCTCTGCGATCAGTGTGAAATCGTAGCCTTCGTCTACCATGCGGCATAAGGTTTCCACTTCGTCCTCCGTCCATTTTCGGGGGGGGCACCGCACGGGCTTCTTATTGATTCCAAGGTCTAGGATCCTGCGCTTGATGGCTCCTTCTGAATGTCTCAGCTCTGCTGCCAGGTCGCTGTATGTATATGTTCCTTTGCTGAGTAGGTACCGGAGCTTGTCGTCTTCTGTCTTCGTCCACGCTGCGTTGTGCTGGCCGTGAAGCTGCAGCTTTTTATAATCCGCCTTGCGCTTCACATTCACCCAGTCCGGTTCTGCTCCGAGACTGTATTTCTCGAACCGGGAGAAGTCCAGGATGCTCTTGTTATCCTCGGCCCATTTCCAGAATGCATCGATGTCGATCACCCTGAACCGGTTCTTCTTCACTACGTGCCATTTGACCGGCAGTCCGTATCGGATCAGCTTGTCGCTGGTGTAGCCGAGCATGTTCTTTCCGTAGATTGCAAGCATGAGCTGATTCAGGGATATCCTTGTGTCTCCGGCCAGGTGTGCGCCGCATCCGAGCCGCTGCGCTCTGACGATGATTGCATTCTCCGATCGGCCGAGAGCCTTGGACAGTCCTTTGATGGAGACCGTGCCCCATTTATCCTGCAGGTAGGCTTCCTCTTTCTCGGTCCACTGTTTCTTCTTCCTGGGTGCATCAACGAGTTTTCTCATAGTCCAGGCACCTCGATTCTTTGAATGCGCGCGCCATCATCTGAGCTGTTTCGCCTTCGTAATTGCCGCACATTCCTTCGTTATCAATATCCGCATAGACTCTCCTGAAGAAGTCATCAAATCTATTGTTTGCGTAGTCTTTTGCGAATTCCTTTGGAATCTCTAACTGTATGATCATCGTCTCCTGCCTCCCTTCGTGCTCATATGTGGGTAGTCGCGGTCTGCGTATGCTTCTCTGCCCCAGGAGAGCTTCTTCCCGCACCAGTGGCAGTGTGTGTGGCCGACCTGTGTTCTCTTGCCGCAAAGCGGACAGGTATAAAGCCCTGCTGCACGTCTGACCGCCATTGCTGGCTGTTCGTACTTCTGGCTCATCTCTGATGCCTGAGCTGTTGCTTTGCTGTAGTCTGCGACGATGTCCGCTGCTTCAGTCAACGCATCCAGGTCGTCGTTCCATGACTCTCCACCATATTCGTTCCGGGCGATCTCTTTGATTTTGCTCTTGGTGACCTCCAGCTGTTCGATGATTTCATCGTATGTCATAGTTGCCTCCTATTCTGATTTCAGCACCTCTTTTGGATCCGCGAGGCCGAACGTCAGGAGTGCCATGTTGGCTGCTCTTACCTGATGCTCGTAAAGGCTGCCCTGCACCGGGTATTTGACCAGGGCCTCCGGTTCCTTCTCGATTCGCATCTTATCTACGGCTCGCTGTGTTTCATCCAATCGCTGTCTGTAGCTTTCTATGGCCGGTGGCAGTCTCACGATCTTGGAGAGTTTGTCCAGCAGTTCCTTGCTGCAGTCTCCGATCATCATGTTTTTGCGCCGGTCGTACTTCATTGAGTTCCAGGATTTTATGATCGCCATCTGTGTGTTGTCCACTTCGATCAGCATGATCTTTCCATCCTTCATTGCCATCTTCAATCTTCGTTACCTCTTTTCTGCTTCCGATCTGAGCTAGGCACGCACTTGTGAAGCGCTGCTGGTACCCATCCGTCAGCTTGACTTCCATTCTGATTCCCATTGTCCTCACTCTTTCTCTGTGTAGAAGGCGTGCGCTCCGTGTGTGAATAACTTCTGCAGGTTCCTGCTATGCCAGGTGCTT